ATTACTACGATTTGGTGCGCCGGTCAATCCGCAAGGATTTCGCAAAGGCCAATTTCAAGCGGAACGGCCGCGCACCGAAAACCCCGCACCCCAAGAATACCCGGCGCGTCATTCAAGTAACCGAAACAAGCGTTTACTACGAATTGCGGAAACTGATTGTCGGAAAATTGGTGCGGATTATCAAGCCGGGGTTATATGGTGGTTATTGGGTTGAGTTCGTCCGGGATGCGGACCGCGTTGCATTAAACAAGGCCGCCGGATGGCAAGAGAAACGCCAATACCTTTTTAACGGAATTAAATTTGACGAATAAATCATTATGGCAAACGAATCTTCAAACGGGAATATTTCATTGCCCGCATTGCTGACGACAGTTTTTATTGTCCTTAAACTGATTGGGAAAATTTCGTGGTCCTGGTGGTGGGTGCTTTCCCCGCTTTGGATATATGGGGCAATCTTATTGCTCGTTTTTCTGTTCGATATTATTATTTATAACTTAAAGAAATGAATCTGACGGTACTTTCCGGTAGAGTGGGCAAGGACCCACAGATTACCAATTTTCAAAATGGCGGGAAGGTCGCGCAATTCACATTGGCGACGACCGAACGCGGATTTACCACCAAGGACGGCACAGAAGTAGCCGAAAAAACTGATTGGCACAACATTGTCGTAAAGCGCACCGGCCTTGCGGGAGTGTGCGAACAATATGTCAAGAAGGGCACTCCGCTTCTTATAGTCGGGAAGGTACAGACCCGCGACTATAAGGACGCGGCCGGACAAACCCGGTATGTTACCGAAATCATCGTGGAAGAAATGGAACTGTTGGGCAAGAAGCCCGGACAGGAACAAGCCCCGGCACCGGCTCCCGACAACTACGGAACCGGCGGCGGATACCAACCCATTCCGGGCGATGATGATTTGCCCCCCGGACTTTAAACGATACGGCTATGCAGATAGAACGCAAAGACTATAACCCGGACCAACACGACGTTTTCAAGGCCCTTTCGGTAAAACAACCGTATGCGGACCTTCTGACCCGTGTTGTGTCCCGGGACAGTAACGGAGAATACCACGCCGCCAAGACGATAGAGGTGCGGACGCGTAACACCAAATATCGCGGCGATTTGTTGGTCTGTTCAAGTGCGAAGCCCGTGGACCCTTGGGGCCGTCATCCGGCCGGGGTAACTTGCGGATTCGTGGAACTGTACGATGTCAAGCCCGTTGAAGAATTCACGCCCGAGGATTGGGACGCAACTTGCATTCCGGAGAATGCCCGACCGCGCAAGGGCTTCGGATGGCTGATGCGCAACCCCCGCCGGGTCGTGGAAATGCCCATAAAGGGCCAATTGGGCGTGTATAACCTAATCGTCCCCAAGGGCGATATTACGGAATATCCCCGCGCAATGGCCATCGGCCGCGACGGGTGGAAAGAGATTCAAAAGAAAATCAAAAAATGATATGGACCAGGAATGGAAAAGACAGTTAACGCCGTATGATGCCGAATTGGCGTTAATGGTGGAAAGTCTGTTCGGAACGCCTTGCGAATTGAAGAATGGCGGCGACCATTATTTTTTCGAAGCCGACTACGAAAAGCACAAGGACAAACCGAACTATCTGTTGGCCGTATGGGATGCAATCGAGGGCCGCGCCGGGAAACGCCTTTTGGAAATCCGCGACGATGCCGACCGCCACGCATTTTTCGTGCGCATCAAGTTCTCGGAAACGCAATATCCCGCATTGGCCGGTTCCCTGGAAAGCACCGCGCCGAAGATAGCGGCCGGCGACAAATATTGCCGCCAATTGGCCCCCGTCCGCGCATTAGAGGTAACGCGGGCCAATGTTGACCGGCTTGTCGCCTTTGTGGGGGGCGGAGAAATGGAAATACCGGAAAATGGCCCCGCCGTTTTCTATTTCCGGAACGCTTGCGGCTCCATCTATGCCCACGCCGTCGAATCCTCTTATATCGTCCACGTAAAGGACGGGTTGTTCAAGGTCGTGGAAAAAGAAGAATTCGAACGGGAATATGAACCCAAATAAATGGGCCGACCTCAAATGCGGCGATTGTACGCGCCGCAACTCCGTGCGGGGATGGACCCGGGAAGCAATTTGCGAACTTCTCGGGTTCCCCGTTACAGAGAAAACCCCGGCTTGCATTTCAATCAACCTTAAATCCAACGGAAATGATAGCAATATTTAAAGACGATTCGCAATTCTTCCTAATCCCGGCGTTGGGCCTTACGATAGGGGAAGGATTATGGGTTACTGTCGCGTTTATGAATTGGGGGCTTTCGGTCTGCATCTGCAAGGGCCGCGGGCCGAGGGAACCCAAGGAAACCGACAAATCGGAATAATTGTTTAACTTTGCAAAAAATACATTGAGTTATGGCAAGAGATAAAGGGAAAATCGAAAAGCCCGAACCCAAGACAAGAGGGCGGAAACCACAATGGACCGAAACCAAAGTGGATATTATGTGCAAGGCAATCGCCGCCGGCAAATCGTACAAAGATGCGTTTACGGCCGCCCGTGTGTCAAAGGCGACGTTTTATGCACGTTTGGCAAACGATTCGGACTTTTCCGACCGGGTTAAAAAGGCCGAACAGGAATATCAAGAATGGTACGATTCCCAATTGGTCGTTAGTTGCAAGCGTTCGTTGATTGAATTGGTCGAAGGATACGAATGGGACGAAACCACCACCGAATCATCCTTGGTTGACGGAAAGATGGTCGAGGTCAAACGCAAGGTGGTCCACAAGAAGGCCGCACCGAATGCGACCGCCATAATCTTCGCATTGTGCAACCGCGACCCGGAAAATTGGTCTAACAAGCACATCCAGGAATTGACCGGGAAGATAGAAACGGAAACCAAACCGAAGGTTTCATTGCATAACCTTTCGGACGACCTCTTGGCGCAAGTAATCTCGGCAATCAAGGATGGAAAAGAATAAGGGGAAATTCGGCGACATATTCGCCTTTTTCGTAATCTGCGCTTTGTGCGCCATTTGCGGAACAATGTTCGTGTTGTTGAATTTGTTGTAATGGATACCGAAACGATGCAAATAACCCGGGCATTGACAGAGAACCCGGAATTGTTCTTGCAAGAGGGAGCAAGACGGCGTTTTGATTGGTTTGTTTCGTATATGAAACCTTCCTATCAATTAACGCCGTTCCATCGTTCATATATGCGGATATTGCAAATGTTCGCAACGGGAAAGATAAAGAACCTAATCATACAAGCGGCCCCGCAGCACGGAAAATCCGAGTTGAGTTCCCGAATGCTGCCCGCATATCGTTTGGGGTTATCCCCCGACACTAAAATCGCCATTTGCTCATACGCCGCAACAATTGCCAAGGACTTTAACCGCGACGTTCAACGAATCATTGATACGGACGAATACCGGGCCGTTTTCCCCGATACCCAATTGAACGGGTCCAACGTTGTGACCGTGGCAAACAACTATTTGCGCAATTCAGATGTTTTCGAAATCGTGAATCATATGGGGTCGTTGCGCGTCGTGGGTCGTGGCGGTTCCTTGACATCCAAGACCGTAGATGTAATGATATTCGATGACTTGTATAAGGACGCAAGCGAAGCCAATTCTCCGCAGATACGGCAAACGGCCTGGGATTGGTACACAAAGGTTGCGCGAACCCGTCTGCATAATGATTCGCAACAATTAATAGTTTTTACCCGATGGCACCCGGACGACATTATCGGGAAAATAATTGATTCCGAAAACGTAATTTTTGCCGAACGGTGGTCGGATTTCGAGAACATCCCGGAAGGTGCGTGGGTGTTGGTCAACTTCGAAGCCATCAAGACCGGCGAACCTACGGAAATTGACGGCCGAGAACGTGGTGCGGCTCTGTGGCCGGAACGCCATTCGTTAGACCGACTATTGCAGCAAAAAGCCCTGGACCCGTTGGGCTTCCAATGCCTATACCAAGGGAACCCGGGCGATGCGACCGCGTTTCTATATCAGCCGTTCAAAACGTGGGTGGAAAAATCGGATTGGGGGCATTATGTCCGTTCCGGATGCTACATTGACGTTGCGGACGAAGGCGACGACTTCCTTTTTGCCGGAACGTATGACATTTATAAATCGGACAATATGGTATGGAACGAAGCGAAAAAGAGGATGGAACCGTTATTGTTCGCGCTGATTACCGACATTGAGTTCACGGACGCATCAACGGATGTCACGACCGTAACAGTTCCAAGGATAATAAATATTCACGGAACACAAAAAACGTGGGTCGAATCCAACAACGGCGGTTCGCAGTACGAAAAGACCATCAAGAAGAAAGTGCGGTCCTTGACGGTCCCGTTCTACCAGGGGGCGAACAAGGAAGCGCGAATCGTTACGGATGCGCCGTTCGTAAACGCCTATATCATTATGCCGTTCGGATGGGAAACGAAATATCCGAAATTCTATGACCATATTACGAAGTTTATGAGGAAATTCGACGCGAACGAACACGACGACGGTGCGGATGGATTGACCGGCATATACGAAAAGGAAATCGCGGACGGGAATACCAGGCCGTACAACTCGGGTCGTGTCGGTGTAGTCGTCCATTAGCCGTTTTCGGGCCGTTTTAGGGCCGTAAACGAAAAAGTTAAGGAATTACACATAATTTGTTTTCGCGTCTATTGTACGCGACTTTTGAAAAAAATAACTACATTTGTGGCAGATGCGGCAAAGGGTCAGCCGTCATAATGCAAAAAATAATAACTTAAATTCTGTTGATTATGTTAACTTGCCAATGCCCGGCCGCAACCGCAATAACGACTGTTCCAAACGTCGCTTGCCCCGAAAATTTCGGCCAAATCCAAAAGTTCGCTTTCCAACGCTTGCGTAAGGCGGACGGAACAAAGAATTCGATGGTAGGAAGCGGAACCCCGCTTGCCCCCACCATTACCAAACTTGCAACGTGGACCGCACTTCTTGCGGCCGCAGACGGTTCGAAAATCGTGGTTTCTCCCTATGTCAATGCCCCCGCAGATTCCGGCGGCGACGCAAGGCGCACAAGCGGCGGAAATGACGACCTCGGCGGCATCGCCGAAGTCCTGGGCGGAAATCCCGTACAGTTCGACGGCTCTTTCCGTGCAATCCCCCAATCCGTCATAAAGATTTTGAAGGAACTGCAATGCGAAGCCGCCGCCGGCAACCTCGGCGTGTATCTGTTCGACGAGAACGGGAAAATCGAAGCCATCCAGGACCCCGACGTTCCCACGACCTTCTACCCCATCCCCATCCGTTCCCTTTTCATCGGTTCGAAGATTCACGGGAATTTCGATGCCAAGGATAGCAACGCCATTTCCTGGCTCTATCCCGACAACTATTCGGACAACCTGGCCATCGTGACCCCCGACGACTTCAACCCGCTTACGGACCTAATCCCCGCATAATATGAACGCCAAGTCAACAACGGTGACGTTGGTTGCGAACGGCGTTACCCGGGAATTTGAGATTTCCCACGCGGAAAGACTGTTGAATATGCCGCGGAACGGCGGATGGCATTTGCCGGAAAATTCTAAATATGAATTCGTGAACAATGGGTTACGACGTTGCCAAGATAAAAAAGGAAATAGCGGAAAATAAGAATTCCGATGCACTTAACCGTGCGAAACTGCACCAATCGCGTATCAAGTTCCACACGGTTAAGCGCGTTACGACTTTCAATTCGCCCTATATTTCCCTTCCGCTAACGCAATTTCTTGCGATGGCGGAAAATATCTTGCCACACGACAAGTTCGTATTGTTCAAGGCCCTTTTCCGCTATCCCATCAAGACGAACGAGATTACGGAAGTTTGCTTTGACAAATTGAGCCGCATTTTTGACGGCCGCAACCCTGTGTTCAACTACCAATTCATCAATTCGGACTTCCGGGACGATTGGGACCATTACCGGCTTACGAAGTTGAACGAACCCGAGATATGGCAGACGAAAGGATGGGAATTTTTCAAATCCGAAATCAATTCCGTTCTAATCGTTGACGTAGCGAGGGAACAAAAGACCGAGTTTCCCGAACCGTATTTCTATTGGCTGCCCATCTACGACGTAATCGCATACAAGGCAGACCCCACCACGGGGCAAATGGATTATATCGTGTTCCGCCGCAAGGATGAAATTATCGTCCTGGATGATGAAACTTTCCGCGTATGGGATGACAAGAAGCACACGGGTCGCATAGAGGGGCAACCCAAGGTGGAAACCCCGCACGATTTGGGCTATTGCCCGGCTCGTTTCTTTTGGAACGAACCCATTTCCCTTGATGACCCCGACGTTAAGGTTTCGCCGTTGTCTGCGGTCCTGGAAAGTTTGGATTGGTTCGAATTCTTCCACATTTCCAAGCGTCAGTTGGATTTGTTCGGGGCGTATCCCATTCTCTCGGGCTACGAACAACGCTGCGATTTCTCCAATGACGAGAATGGCGACTATTGCGACGGGGGATTTCTCCGTGACAAAGAAGGCCATTACAAGTTGGATATGTCCGGGGTGCTGATGCGCTGCCCTAAATGCGGTAACAAGCGCGTTACCGGTCCCGGCTCGTTCGTGGAAATCCCCGTGCCCAACGAAGCGGAAAACGTGCCCGATATGCGGAACCCCGTTCAAATCTTGAACGTGGACCGTGGTGCCCTCGACTACAACGTCGATGAACAAAAAAGGCTGCGCGAAGAAATCATTACGGCCGTTGTGGGCCAGGATGAAATCGTGACAAACCGCGATGCATTCAACGAACAACAGGTACAAGCGAATTTCGAAAGCGTAACGACTATTCTGTTGCGTATCAAAAAGGGCTTCGAATCCGCCCAACAATGGGTTGACGAAACCGTTTGCCGGTTACGCTACGGAAAATATTTCATTTCGGCCGAAATCAATTACGGTACAGAATTTTACCTTTATTCTCCCGACGAACTGCGCAAGAGGTACGCGGCCGCGAAGGAATCCGGCGCATCGGAATCCGAATTGGATATGATGCACAACCAAATATTGGAAACCGAATACCGGAACGACCCCACCCAATTGCGCCGAATGAAGATATTGGCCGAATTGGAACCCTACCGCCATCTATCGCGTACCGAGGTATCCGAATTGTTCGATAAAAGGTTGATTTCCGAACAGGATTTACGTATTAAATTAAATTTTCCTAATTTTGTACGTCGGTTCGAACGTGAAAACACCAATATTTTGGACTTCGGTTCGGAAATACCGTTCGACACGAAGATTAATAAAATAATGGCCGAATTCCGGAAATATGCCGACGAGTTGGCGACGGATACGGTCGAAGTTTAACAAATAAACCGTGTAAAGCGATGTTAACAAAAGACGGGCGAGATACCCCAATCGAAAAATTGACTGCGGAAAATTACATTGTTCCCAAGGGCGAGGAAAAGGATTACCACGTCATTATCGAGGTCGTACAGTTCGACCCAAAGACCGGCAAAAGGCTATCCAAACCCAGGGTGCAGAAATTCGGACGCAAGACATTCGAAAGCCACGTTCAAGCAAGTTTGCGCAAACAAGGGTACGAAGTTACCATTTTGCACGACCCGAACGGATGGTTGAAAGAACAACAAGCCAAGGCCGCCGAAAGTAAGGCCGCCAAGGAAAAAGCCGCGAAAGAGAAGTTGGATGCAGCCGTAGCGGCTGCCGTTGCCAAGGCTCTTGCGGAACAACAGGCCAAGGAAGCCGACCCCGCAAAGGAAGGAAAGAAACCTGGCCGTCCCGCCAAGGATAAAGAATAATATCGGCGGCGATACACAGATAGAAAACATTAACCAAAAATTCAAAGGGAAAGAATTATGGCACTAACAATTGATTTACTGAACGCCAATGCCACGTCAGCGGGCTTGACGGACGAGCAGAAAAACGTAATCGTCGAAATGTCGCAAAACGACGAAAAGACGGTTATAGGACAAAAGACCGGCGAAATTTACGGTGGATTGGATGCGGACATCCTGGCCGCTTCCGGAATCGCCAAGAATGGAACCGAAAAGACCTACGATTACGCCAAACGAGTTATTGGCGAAATCAAGGGCCAGGCGGGAAACGCCGCAGAACTGCAAAGCAAGGTATCCGAGTTGGAGAAAGAGAAAACCCGCTTGGAATCCGTCATTGCAAAGGGCGGCGGCGATGCCGAAACCAAACGCCAATTGGAGCAATCCAAGGCGGATTTGGCAAACGTGACCAAGCAATTTACCGGGTTGCAAACGAAGTTTGACAAGGAAAGGGCAGACCACGAAAAGGCATTGTTCGGCATAAGGATTGACGGCGAATTCGCCAAGGCGACCGCCGGATTGAAATTCAAGGCCGACATCCCCGTTTCCGCCGTGTCCGTACTGACAGAACAGGCAATCGCCAAGGTTAAGGCAATGAACCCCGAGTTTATCGACGACGGGAACGGCGGCAAGACTTTGGCCTTTATGGAGAACGGCGCAGTCAAGCGCAACCCCGCAACCGGCTTAAAGCCTTTCACGGCCGCCGAGTTGGTCGAAATGGAACTTTCGTCAATGGGTGTGTTGGAAACCGGGCGCAAGCAAACCGGAGCCGGCACAGACAAAAGCGAACACGGCCACGACGTGCACACAAGCACGGATTTGTCCGGGGCGCGTACACAGGACGAAGCGCACGAAATCCTCGCCAAGCAACTTATGGCGGAAGGTAAAATCAACGGGTCCAAGGAATTCGAGGACGCGATGAATCAAGCGTGGAAAGACAATTGGGAAACCATCAAACGCCTTCCCACTCGCTAAAAAAGAACAAACGAACCGGGTAAAGGGTCAATCCGGCAGATATTAACAATTAAAATCAAATTCACTATGTCACTTGTAGCAACCCGACTGCAAAATTGGCGTGTCGAAAATCCGGAACTTGACCGTAATATGGCCCGCCCGTTGGAATACGGCGCGTTGGATTTCTTCATCGAACAGACCAACGCAGCAAATTCCATCATCAACCCCAACTTGCGCAACCGTGCTTTCGAGAGCATCGGAAACACCGTGCAAGTCCCCGTCATCAACTACGACGGCGACGTAACCGTGGCCAACACCCGTTCGTGCGTCATCGCCGATGACGAAAACACCTCTGCGTTGTACACCGTCAATTGGGTAACCCTGGCCGTGGGCTTCACAATGGTTCCCCAACTTTACAGGAACAACGAGATTTCCTACGAACACGACTTTGCCCGCAAGATGGAGAAGGTATGCCGCGCCCTCGCTACCGCGATGGACGTACAGGCAATTGCCGCCCTCGAAGCGAACAAAACCCAGGTGTTCAAGGATTCCTTGTATTACACCGTCACATCCAACTCCGTGCAAATCCCTTGGAATGCCCGCTTGGAATTCCTTTCGGATATGAACGCGATGATGCGCGCAAATGCCTACCCCGAAATGCTCCACGTCATCGGTGGTGCCGGGTTCGACGCTCTTGTCCGCAAGATGGCCGAACACGACATTTACAACGATGTCAACAAGCGTTTGGAGTACGACAACAAGGTGTTCCACTACACCAACAACATTACCAACGAAGCCGGCGTTTTCGCAACCGGTTACGTAGTGGCCGACGGCAATGTGGGTGTCCTTACCCGCGTTGACCGCGAAGCCCTCGCCCGCACCCGCGCCAACTTCCACGAATGGGATGTCGTGCGTCTGCCTTATATCGACCTTCCCGTCGGTTCCCATTACTACACCGCCGTCGGCGACCAATCCGGCATCGCCGGTGCCGCTTCCGCCGATATGGTGTGCAACGTGAAGGAATATTTCGGATTCTCGGTGGACGTTGCGTTCATTGTCGCGTACAATAGCGCACCCGAAACCGTTGCCAACCCTATCATCAAGATAGAAGTTAAGAGTCCTGGCAACGCCAATCCTTTCGCCACTCCCGTCGAGGTCGTGAATTCCGAGGACAACCCGGTAAACACCAAGGAAGTGCAGTAATCGAGAAAGAAACCAACCATTAACGCGGGGACGGGCCACAAACCCCGTTCCCGTTTTTCTTTAAAAACAAAGAGTTTTTCTTTTTTCTGCCACAAAATTGAAAGAAAACAATGGTACGATTGCAAGACATACAAAAGGCGTTGTTAAACGTTTGTGGGTGGACGCAAGACTACAACCCCGAAAAACAAATTGATTTCCGGTTGTGCAAGTCGGAAAGCGGGCTGACCTTCCAAGGGGCGCACCCTCTGTGTACCTTGGAAAACATCCGGTCCATAATGCCGGATGATTATTTGTTTTCATATCCGGAATGGAATCAGATATTGGAATACAAGGCCGGTGCGAAGGTGCGCCACGGCGGATTGCTTTGGTACGCCAACCGCGACAACGTGGCCGAAGAACCCATAAAATCGGACTTCAATTCGGACTTCAACAATGACTTCGGTAGCGGAAGTCCTTGGCTCGTTTACAATATGGAATCCGATTTCGTCCGCAACCTTACCATCAACGGCATAAATACGGTGGTCCAAACATTCATCCAAGAGAAACAATTGAAAGAGGAAACGAAGAATCTTTTGGAACGCCGCACATTCTTCGACGGGGCTGCCCGTCTGGCCGCTACCATCGACCCGACCGGAAAGATTGTCGGCTTCGAAATCGTGCCGGTGCGCTCTTTGGGCGTAACCGCGAAAATAGAGCGAATCGGGCTGCAAATGATAGGTGCGACCGGCTCCGTCCGTCTTTATCTGTTCCATTCTTCCCAGGTTGCGCCGATGCGCATTATTGACTTGGAGTTCACGAACACCAAGGGCGGGTTCCAATGGTTCGAACCGAAGGACCCCATCTATTTGCCGTATATCGGCAACGGAAACGATGCCGGCGGCGCGTGGTTCCTCTGTTACAACCAAAACGACCTTCCTTCGGGAATGCAAGCGTTGAACGTGTCGAAAGATTGGTCCGTGGAGCCGTGCCAAACGTGCCTTGGCGGTTCGATAGAATCGTGGCGGCAACTGACGAAGTATTTACAGGTTTCCCCGTTCGGTATTCACGCGCCGGCAGACTTCGCCGAATACCCGGAAATGTTCGACATCGGGGAAGTGGGTTATACCAATACGATGAACTACGGGATGAACGTGGAAATATCCGTCGGGTGCGACCTTACCGACTTCATCATTTCGCAGCGTCAAATCTTCGCCACGGCCATACAAAAGCAAGTGGCCGCGAACGTTCTGCGCACGATAGCGATGAATCCGGACGTTCGCGTGAACCGCAACCAGGTCAACGTGACCCGTGACGAAATTCTGTACGAACTCGACGGCGCGCCCCAGGGCCGCCAATCGGGATTGGGGTACGAACTCAAACAGGCATTCAAGGCCCTTTCTTTGGATACCCGGGGATTGGACCGCATTTGCCTTCAATGCAACAACAACGGCGTGAGGTATCGCACCGTATAAGTTAATTTTGCCAAAAGTGCCGTTTGGCGGGCATTAAGGCGAAAGATGATAAATTACTTATCTTTTGTTTATAATGTCCCCAAATGGCTTAAAAACGGCTGATATGGGAATCATTGACGACTTGTTGGAACGCGTAAAGGGCGTTAACGACGGATTGCGGACCGGCGAATTGGTCCGCAACGTGGTCGTGCAGCATCCCGGGGACATACTGGAATTGCAGAAAAAGCAACTGTTCCAGGGCCTTACGTCACGCGGCGAGGACATCCGGCCGTATTATTCCGAGGATTTGAAGCCGTCGGGATATTTCCATAGCGTCCAATCTGCCGGCCGTTATGCGGCTTGGAAAAAGGACGGATTCCGCTACCCTTACAAGGCCAACAGGAACCCCGATGCGCCGAACCTCTATTTCAACGGCCGCTTCCACGAAGAATTGGGCGTACAGTTCGACGCGCAGACCGTGGGAATCGTCGGGACGACCGGATATGCAAAAGGCATCGTTGACAAATACGGCATCGAAACGTTCGGCCTTATGATGTCTAATTGGATGGTCGTATTCGTCGAACGTGGCGCATACGACGAATTGATGAACGAATTAAGAACACGACTTTATGGGACAAAATAACGCACCCGTCATTGCGAACCCGGTTATGTTGGACCGGGTTATCGGCGAGATACAAACCGGACTGACGGAAAACATATCGTGGTTGGACGTGGCATTCGGCCGCGCCCAACGCCTTGCCAAGATGATGAACGGAAAACGCATAATTACGCCGAACGTCTATTGCGGCGGATGGAACGGCCACGGCCCCAACGACTATATCGAGGTTTCGCCCGATTCCAAGATTGGCAATTTCTCGTTCTTCGAGGTTGAGGACCCCCAAACCATCGACGCGGGACCCTGGGCGCGTGAGATAAAGGCCCCGTTCTCGCTAATCGTGTGGTTCGACCTTACGCGCATCTATGATTCCGCCGCCAACCGGAACACGGAGAAATTGAAGGCGGATATATTGCGCGTCCTCAACGGCCGCGCCGGTTGGCATCTGTCCGAGGGCCGCGTGACCGTGACGCGCATATACGAACGCGCGGAAAACATCTACCGGAGTTATACTCTTTCGGAGATAGACAACCAATTTTTAATGCACCCGTTCGCCGGTTTCCGGTTCGAAGGCGTGTTGGAATTTGCGGAACTATGTGTCAAATGAAGATGCCGGATTTCTGCGTAAGTATGAAGTGCGTAACCATCTTCGATTCCTACAAGGTACGGAAATGGAATATGCGCAAGGTCTTACGCAGCATCAAGGAAGGAAGCAAGGACCAAACCAAGGTGTTCGAACGGTCGTTGTTCTCGCTGAAAATGGAATGGATATGCCACAATTTCCTTTATTTCATCGGCTATGAGCGCTATAGGACCAGGGACACGGATTTGGATAACCCTTGCGACCGCCCGGAATGGGAATACGTCATTTGTGGAATTTTAGTTTGGATATTCGTATGGTAGCATTGGAATTCATTTGTTATGTGGCGGTCGTGGCCCTCGCTTCGGCTTTCTTCCTGGGCCTTGCGGTCAAGTGGGGAATCCTCGAATGGCTGCAAGTCCACGCGCCCAACGAATTCTTCGGCAGAATGTTCAATTGCAAATTCTGTTGTAGTTTTTGGGTTGGCGTTGTTATTTCGCTAACTTTGTGCGTAGTGACCGGCCAATGGACGTTGTTGGCGGT